CTGGTAACTCACCAGTTTATGACCTTGCACTCGACGAAGCAAACAATCTTATGTACTATGTGGATGGAAGCTTCACATACGTTGTAAACTTGACTACGGGTGTTTCTTCATTTGTTAATGTTGCGTTTGGATTTACAGGGCATACTGTAATTGAATTTCTTGCTGCCCCCGGTGCCGCACAGGGTATCCTTTGTATAGTAGCTCCGGGGATAAACAAGCTCTGTCTCTACAATGTTGCAACGACTGTGAGCACGTTAATTGGAAGTGGTGTACCTGGAAACGCAGACGGCATTGGGGCGGCTGCATCGTTTCGTACCCCTAGTGGTGCGACATACAATCCTACCAGCAATATGGTCTACATTTCAGATCAGTTTAACAACACGATTCGTAGACTCAACGTTGCCACGAATGCAGTAACAACCGACGTGGTTGGAACAATTCCGGCTGGATCTACTGGACTGACCATAGGAGGGACTACTTATCTCTACAACACACCGCCCACGATTGTGTGTACACCTGGATCTGACAGTGCAAGCTATTCACTGAGCATCAATGGATCCCCTCCTTTCACGTTTCCGAGTGAATTCAGGACAACAGAGGGTCTTCCGGGTATTTGGCTCCTTCTCAACTACACCGGACTGAATGTTGGGGCTAACGTGCTGACAATAAGCTACACAAGTCCTGTTCAGATATCGTCTGGCGAGCACCCCGCTCCGGAACAGGGTATCGTCAACTCAACGACAGATCCATCATCAGCACTTGTTCCCTACATTTCACAGTCTGGCACATCGTCTGTCTTCTCAAGTGAAACTGGATTCTTGACAGTTCCGTCGCCGGCAACGCAAACCTATTCTTTTACATTGACATCTCCGTCCACTGGATTTGTAGTTGACTCGGCCACAAGCACGGTGACGGTCACGCCGATTCCAATCACTGTGACACCCGTTCTTACGTCGCCCCTGACCATCTATCAATACCAGCCCTTTTCCTACGTTTTCACTCTCCCCTCTCAGGTAGAAGGCGTCATATTGGATGGGAGCACATCGGCATCCTCTTTGTTGCCTTATGTGTCCAACTCAGCTAGCAATACGGTGTTGACCTTCGCAAGCACAAGCCCGAGAACTCTTGCATCCGGAGCACTTACTGTGAATGCACGTTTGAGTGCCGGTTCGGGCGTTCTTGGAAGCAATGTCTCGTTGGTCACGGTGGCTCCCGTCGGGATCGTGGTGACACCTCCCACCCCGAGTGGCACACCGCTGGACCTCTACAAGTATGAGCCGTTTTCCTACGTGTTTTCCATCACAAGCGGGACACTCACTACACTGACCCTGCGATACACAACCTCATCCTCTCAGCTGCAGGTGTACATGACCCCATCAAGTGGCGGAACAGTCGTAACCTTTGCAGGTACGCCTCCGGCCTCGTATGCGACCACCTTCAACCTGGTGATGGAGTTGATGGATGGAACGACTGTTGTTGCTGTGGCATCGTATCCTGTGACCATTTCTCCCGCACGCCTTATCTTGACGCCCCCGTCACCCTATCTACTGAATCAATACGAGAACATCAGCAATACGCTGGGATCCATCATTACCATGACAGGGGCCAATAACCCAACTACGATTGTCTCTAGTCCAGGACTCCCCGTTGGATTGTCAATCTCCAACACCAGCATTGTGGGAACCCCTCAGATACAACAGGCTCAGAGGAACTACCAGCTAATCGGCAGTAACTCATCCACCGGAAACATTTCAACCGCTACGATCTCCATCAGCGTGGGTATTCCGGTTGTTCGCATTCTGCCACCGGCGGTCAGCTTCAGCAACCTCACCGCGTCCAGCACGCCAACCGCTACGTTTACGGCCTTGGTTCCTCAGACCATCTACTCCAGCGGATTTCAGTATTTGGTGCCGAATACTCTGCCGAGTGGACTGGTGTTCACGGACATTAACGGGATAGTCAAGCCCAATGGGTTCTTCTTCACTCCCACGGACTCCAATAAGACGATCAAGCTTGCCGGATCGCCTGACTTGACGGATGCCTTTGGGTTTCCGGCATCGGGACTGGTGAACGTGGTGTTGACGGGATACTATACGAATTTTGGGACCAACGTGCAGACCATCGGGAGTTCCACCCTGTCGTTTCAGTTTGCCGAGACGGTGCTGATGACCACGACGGTGTCCTCCAACCTCTTCGTTGGAAAGGCCTTGGGGTCAAACGACGTAGTGATCACAGCCGCTAGCTACTTCCCTGCTACGAGCCCGATTGCTGCCTTTGACTTGGGTGGAACACCGCCTCCCGGACTGACCTTGTCCAACGTATCGCCGACCCGCTGGATCTTGACAGGAACTCCCACCACCGCCGGAACAACTTCTTACACGGTCACAGCAACGAACGCAAACGCAAAAACAAACACCGTGCCGCTTGTTGTGACCATCAACCCCGACATTGTAACCTTCACTCAGACACCCGGGGCCCAATCCTACGTTGTATCGCGACCGTTGGACAGTAACGCGTTCCAGATCCAGGCGTCGGCTACATCGGGGTCCAACGTGACCTACGCATCCTCATTTGAGTTCTCAAATGTTGGACTGACCTTCAACACAACCACGGGCACGCTGAATGGAACACCAACCTCTAACCTTGCAGGGTCTGTGATCTTCACTGCAACGGATACCCTGGGTGCCTCTAACACAACCTCCATTTCCTTCACGATTGCACGGGATGTCTTTACCTGGCCTGCGTATTCACCCACGTATTTCCAGAACAGAGTCATCACTCCCTTCCAGTTCAACGTCACCACCTTGAGCGGCCGGTCCATCAACTCGTTCGTGCCGATCAGTCTGCCTCCAGGACTGTCCTTGAACTCGTCGGGGCTGCTGTCCGGTACCTTCACGGGAGCTACGAATGGAACGTTTACGATTGAAGCCACTACTGGATACCAGCCTCCTGCCACCACGGCCACGCAGACCTATTCGTATACGGCAATCGCAGACAACTTGCTGATCGTGCAGGTCAATGGTGTAGACACGATCGGAACGGTGTTTTCCAACGTGCAATACCGAACCCTCCAGTATTCTGCCGATGCGTATATCAATCCTGTTTACTCCGTTGCGTATATCTCTCCGGCGACAAGCCCCCAACCGATTCTGAACATTACGCAGACGGGGTTTCTGTCTGGGGATTTCACAGGTGTTGCTGTCTTCCCGTCCTACACTGCGGCGATTACCGCGACCTATCAGGGAGTTACCGCCACACGCACGATCATCTTTCAGTCCAACACAGTGTTCATCCCGTCTGGGTTTCTGGATTTCACGCAGCCTGTTGAATCCAATGCGGTGATCTACCAGTATGTTCCCTACACGTTCCCTCTTCAGGCTACGGGGTCCACAGATTTCATTTACTATTTTGCAGAAGGTGTGCCGATCGGATTTACGTTTACATTGGACCCTACGGGCACGTTTGCCACTCTCTCGGGCAACTCCCCTATCAACCGATCGGCGACAGTGACACTCTACGCAAAAACCGCATTTATCCCCGCAACAAGACGAACCTTTACGCTGAACACCGTGGTCCCCTTCGTTATCAACCAACAGATCGGTGCAGCTGCCTATACTGCGATCTTACGTGAACATGTGGAAGCAGATGCCGCCCAAAATGCTCGGGACACCAAGGTATTCCCCGAGGTGAACCCTTTGGCAGGACCGTTCATGGCACCTCGGGCTCCCGATGTGATCACAGACTCCAACTGTCCGAAGTGCGAGCCACCCACTGGTCCACCTCTTGTTCCTCCAACGCAGGCCGTGGGATACACCGAGGCACCAAATAGCCCCACTCCCAATACGGGCGTGGTGACCACACTTGCAGGTAGTGGCGACTATGGTTACGCAGATGGCACAGGGACAGGAGCCACATTTGCGATACCATTTGGAGTTGCAGTGCGTTCAGACGAGATAGTTGTCGTTGCGGACACACAGAACAATCGTATCCGACTGATCACTCCCGCGGGTGTAGTCACAACACTTGCGGGTAACGGCGACTATGGTTACGCAGATGGCACAGGGACAGCGGCCATTTTTAATAATCCCGTCGGTGTTGCAGTGCGTTCGGATGGAATAATTGTCGTTGCAGACCAATTCAACCACCGTATCCGACTGGTGACTCCTGAGGGTGTTGTCACAACACTTGCGGGCAGTACGCAAGGGTATCAAGATGGCATAGGATCAGCTGCGAAGTTCAGTTTTCCTACTAACGTTGCACTTCTTCCGAACGGTCTGATTGCTGTTGCGGACACAAATAACAACCGTATCCGCCTCGTGGATTTCACGACGGGTGCTGTCACCACACTCGCAGGCAGCACGGCGGGGTATGCAGATGGCATAGGAGCAGCCGCAAAATTCCAACAACCAGTTGGGGTCACGGTACTTCCCAACGAACTGATTGCTGTCGGAGACGCATACAACAACCGTATCCGACTGGTCAGTCTCGCGGGAGTGGTCACAACGCTTGCGGGCGGCGGCGGCTTCGGTGGCGAGGGCACTTTCGCAGACGGCACAGGATCAAATGCTAGATTCTCCTCTCCATTTGGTATTGCAGTCCTTCCCACGAGTAGTCTGATTGCTGTTACTGATTCAGGGAACAGTCGTATTCGTCTTGTCAGCCCTACGGGTATTGTCACGACACTTGCAGGTGGCGAGCAAGGGTATGCCGACGGCGTCGGGACAGCTGCTAGTTTTCTTGGTCCAGCCTCAGTTGCGGTGATTCCATCAAGCGGTGCTCTCATTGTTGCAGACTCAGCCAACGGCCGTATCCGACTGATCGCAGGAGCCTTCTAATGTAAAAATTGATTTGTCTTCTGCGATGCTGTGTCTGCTTGCGGTCTACTCTACTCCTTCCCGGGGTGCTTCATGTCCTTGAATGCTGCCATTCCGATGTGGCCCACCTTCTTGGCGACCCCCTCTCCGTCCTGCATGATCAGCTCATAGACGACACCCTCGTCGTTCACTCCATAGTTCTTGCCATTGAATTCCACTGGATACATCTCATCGTTGATCGTGCTCTCCGGCTCCTTGGCCGCGAAGAACTCTGTCATGTGAACCTCCAGCTTCTTGGCGTTGTACACCTTGTTGTCCAAGGCGTTCACCGCTGCGAGGAAACGCTTCTTGTGGTCATCCGTCAGCTCCACCTTGGCCTCCGCCGCGACCTTCTTCCACGTCTTCTCCTGCGTGGGGTTCAGCTTCTCCAGGTTGCCCACGAACGAGGCCTTTGGAGCCGCCTTCGCTGCGGCCTTCGCTGCGACCTTCTCTGCCTCCTTAGCCGCCTTCGCTGCAGCCTTCTCTGCCTCCTTGGCGGCTGCCTTAGCCACCTTCTCGGCCTCCTTCGCGGCCTCCTTCTCCTCCTTGGTCATCTTCGGCTTGACCTTGACCTCCTTGACCTCCTTCGGAGCCTCCACTGGCTCCGGAGCGGCAACCGGAACCACCGCCTCCTGCTTGGGCGGCTCGGTGACCTCCTCCTTGATCTCGGGCTCCGCGAGACGCTTCTGCACGTCCTCACGCAGCCGAGCCCACATCTGGTCGCTGATGTGAATCTTGAAGTTGCCCCGCGGCTCGTCGTCCAGCGTGACGTATCCATCCTCCGGATACAGTGCATCCACTAGCGTGACCGCTAGCTTCTTCATGTCCATGTCCTTGATCGGCGTGTAGTCGTTGATGCTGCAGAGTGCGCGGTAGAAGCTGTTGATGATGATGGACGTCATTTTGTTCGTGTGTGGAAGCCGGCAAGATCCTATTTTCTTGCCGATCCGAAATCCATTTTGGACGACCCCACTCCCGGCAAAATGGATCTCTGCGGCTAAAACAAACTAGAGTTCGTCGTTCAAAATGCCTCGCAATCTCACTGGCGGCTCCGGCCACAAGTCTCAGAAGAACTCCGAGGGAAACAAGGCTCGCAACAATCGGCTCAAGGGAGATGCACTGCTCGAAGATATCATCAGCGAAGCTGACACAGACGGTGTCCTCATCGGCAAGGTCGTCCGGCGTCTAGGATGCGGACGTATGGAGATCGCACATTTCAATGACCGCGGAGAGAGTAGCCTGCTTCAGGCACCGCTGCGGGGCGGCATGCGAGGAAAGGGCAAGAAGTCGGTGTGGGTGGACATCGGCAGTCTGGTGATTATTGCCGACACGGAGCTGGGTGGCAAGACGCACGAGATTATCGCAGTCATGACCTCGGAGCAGGTCGCCCGCTACCGCAAGATCAAGCCGGACGCGGATGCACGGCTGTTCATCAAGGATGCCTCGGCCGAAGAGGAAGTCAAGGACGAGATCCTCTTTGAGGAGGATGATGAGGTGAATGTGGACGCGATCTAATCGCAGAAAACCATAATGAAGTTTAGTCTTGCCGGGATATTCACGGCCTTCTTTTTAAGTTTCCTGGCCATCACATCCTATCATCATTCCAAACTTCCTGTCTTGGACCAGGTGCCCAATGTGCCCGGTTTTTTGGTTCCGATTTCCACTGGAAAAGAACGGGTGACGTCAAGTGGCAACCGCGATGCATCCATGTATACCCAACACGTGAGGAGGAAGGCGACTATTGACGGCTTCTGGGCATCTGGACGCGTCATGAAGGAGACCACGCACACCAAGGGATTCACGACGGGTGTGGTGGAGGTCTATTCTCTATCCGACGAGTGTGTTCGGGTCTGCAAGAAGGTGGAGGAGGTGTGTGCGGCGGTCTTGGATGGTGGTCACGTCAAGTCCGAGTATTGTGCAGCCTACGATGGTGGAGATGTGCGGGCGAACTACGAGGTCATTGCAGACGGTGGCAATGCAACCGCAACCAGCTGTCGGGCCGTGTGTGCTGCTGTCCTGGATGGCGGAGATGCTATGGCAGCCTATTGCCAGGTCTACGATGCAAACGAGGGTGCAGGGGTTGTGCTGGACGGTGGGAACGCCGATGCAAATGTGTGTGAAGTATAATAATGTCGGCACAGTGCTTGACGTCACCGATCAAATTCCAGTTACGCAGAGACACTGCATACAACTGGCGGTACGTAAGCCCGATTCTGTATGCCGGAGAGCCGGGTGTGGAGACCGACACAGGTCAGATGAAGATTGGAGACGGCACGCGTTCGTGGAACCAGCTGCCGTATGTCGGGACTGGGACTGGAAGTGGGACTGGCACGGGTTACACAGGCCCCACAGGACCTCCAGGATACGCGGGAACTCCTGTTGCATCCAGCTACGGCTACTCGCTGTCCCTTCCGGTGCAGAACGGGTCCACGACGCTGATTCCGTGGAATGCCACCTACGTCCAATCGGGAACCTATCTGGGTCCGAACGGTTCAGGAGACATCACGAGGATCTACATCACTGAATCCGGAACCTACGAGATGATCACCTCCATTCAGGTTAACAATACGAATCCTACGCCCACCAATGCCTACACATGGCTGAAGATCAATGGTGTGGACGTTCCAGATACCAACGGCGGTCTTCTCATACCTCCAAGTGCTTCTGCAGCCTCGCTGATAGCCGTTCCGTATATGAACGTGCTCAATGCCGGAGACTACGTTGAGTTTGCCATGACAACAGCGTCTGCAAACGTCTTCATCTACGCATTTGACATAGACACCCACGGCTCAGGTCCGGCCGCTCCGTCGGTGATTGTGAACATCAAGAAACTTACGTCTGTTGCCTTCACAGGTCCAGCGGGTCCGGTGTCCACGACTCCGGGTCCCACAGGCGTCACAGGTCCTACAGGATCCTATGCACCTCTTCCGGCAGCCTTGCTGGCCTACACTACGACAGATAGTCAGACACTTCCTGCAGGACAGGATCAGCTGGTTATCTTTGACACGGTTGATAGCACCAACACTGTAGGGACAACCGGCTTTGTCTTGTCAGGAGTCAACTACGTCTTCACAAATACCACCAGTGCAGCTGCACCCGTGTTGTTGGACTGGTATATCAACTTCGCGGGATACACGGGAAGCACGGTAGTCTACACCTATGCGGGACTCTACATTGACGCGTTTACTCCCCCCACCTATCGGCAGGGCGAGATGTATGGGCAGTTTTCAGTTGGAACAGCGGCCTTCGTTGCGTCAACGGCCATCATCAATGTCCCTGCAGGTGCATCGGTGGGTATCTACGTGAACAGCTCAGCTGCATCCACGGTGTCCGGTGGCAACTCGCAGATGACACTTGCACCCCTGACAGGGTTTAACGGTGCAACGGGTGCAATCGGCTACACAGGTCCATCGGGTCCGGTGGGTCCTCGTGGACCGGTTGGATATACCTTTACCGGACCTACGGGCATGACGGGTGCCACGGGTGCCACAGGTATGACGGGTGCTACGGGTCCCACAGGTTGGACGGGCAACACCGGGCCGACTGGAAACACCGGTCCGACGGGTTGGACTGGCCCCACGGGAAACACGGGTCCTACGGGTAATACGGGAGAGACAGGCCCCACCGGCTGGACGGGACCGACAGGTAACACGGGTCCTACCGGCAACACTGGGCAGACCGGTCCGACTGGCTGGACTGGACCGACAGGTAACACGGGTCCTACGGGTAACACGGGACCGACTGGATGGACTGGACCGACTGGAAACACGGGTCCTACGGGTAATACTGGACCGACTGGTAACACGGGTCCCACAGGATGGACCGGTAATACGGGACCCACGGGCAACACGGGACCTACGGGTAACACTGGACCGACAGGTAACACTGGACCCACGGGACCCACGGGCATGACGGGTGCCACAGGAGAAACAGGAGCCACAGGTGCCACAGGAGAAACAGGATCCACGGGCAACACCGGACCGACCGGAAATACCGGACCCACGGGAAACACGGGTCCTACGGGCTGGACAGGTCCCACGGGAAATACTGGTCCGACGGGAAATACCGGACCTACGGGAAATACGGGACCCACGGGTTGGACAGGCAACACGGGACCTACGGGTAACACGGGTCCGACTGGAAATACGGGTCCCACTGGAAATACGGGGCCGACCGGCAATACTGGACCGACAGGTAACACGGGTCCCACTGGACCGACGGGCAACACGGGACCCACGGGCAACACTGGACAGACCGGACCTACGGGCCGGACGGGACCCACGGGCAACACGGGCATGACGGGTGCTACGGGCCCGACAGGATGGACAGGACCCACGGGTAGTGTCGGATACACGGGTCCACAGGGCCCTGCAGGAACTGGACTGTTCCCTACATCGTATCTTGCGAATGGGGTCTTGACCAGCAATATGCCACCGTCGCTTGACACGCTGATCATCCCCTTTGAGGATTCACACGATCCCAATGGATGGCTCACACTTGGAACGTTTCGCCCCAACTTTCCTGGATTTTACATCATCACAGTGTCCGTTCAGTTTGACTCCGGAACGGGCACCCACACGGTTCAATACGTCTCGCTTGACGGATCTGTATTGTATTCCATGACGGTTCCCCAGGACAGTGTGACGGTGGAGGGCACAAAAACAATCTACTTCAACGGCACCACAGATGCCATCTACATAACAGCGACTTCGGCTGGTTCGTTCGTCATAGCGGGCATCAACACCTTTTTCAACGCAGTCATGCTCACAGCTGGACTGGGTCCCACTGGAGGTCAGGGTATTCCAGGTGTGTCGGGAGGCTTGATCATGCAAGTGGATTATTCACCAACAACGACCTATTCCGGAACCACCTTGGCGGGATCTCTCCTCACATTGTTCAACGCGGGACCTCAGACACTCATCAATGTGCCGGCTGGCCTAGCAGATTCGTTGGTTGCGACGTTCAGGATCCCCGCATCCTCCCTACCCGGAACCGTGGCCGTTAGCGGTTTTTGGGACTTGACGCTCTATGCAACCACGAACAACATAGCAAGCCCGCCCACCTATTACTTTGATGTCTACGATGGAGCCACGCTCGTAGAGGATGGGGGCTTGGTAGATGACACTGCAATCGACAATCCCGCTGCAATGCAGCAATATGTCTATTCTCTCTACGTTCCAGCACATACCTATACGACGGATGTCACCATTCAGCTTCATATGTCAACTCCCCCTGGAACAACCGCCACGATCGGAATGCGTGACAATACGATCAGTCACGTCCACACGACACTCGTGTCCGTTGGATCCGTAGGACCCACGGGACCGACAGGTAACACGGGGCCTACAGGATGGACAGGACCCACGGGACCTACGGGCAACACCGGGCCGACAGGTAACACGGGGCCTACAGGATGGACAGGTAACACTGGACCGACCGGTAATACTGGACCGACAGGTAACACGGGTCCTACAGGATGGACAGGACCCACGGGACCTACGGGCAACACCGGGCCGACTGGAGCACCGTCCTTTGTCACGGGACCCACGGGCAACACGGGTCCTACGGGTAACACGGGACCGACTGGAGCACCGTCCTTTGTCACAGGTCCCACGGGCAACACGGGTCCTACGGGTAACACGGGACCGACTGGAGCACCATCCTTTGTCACGGGATTCACAGGTAACACGGGTCCTACGGGCAATACGGGTCCGACCGGACCAACCGGAGCACCGTCTTTTGTCACGGGACCCACGGGGCCTACTGGACCCACGGGGGCAACCGGAGCAACAGGTGCTACTGGATATCAGGGTGTTGATGGTGCAACCGGAGCTACAGGACCCACGGGGGCAACCGGAGCAACAGGTGCTACTGGATATCAGGGTGTTGATGGTGCAACCGGAGCCACAGGTGCAACCGGACCCACGGGGGCCACAGGAGCTAGGGGAGCCACGGGTATGACGGGTGCCACAGGTGCAACAGGTCCCAGGGGTACGGATGGATTTATCGGCACAACGGGTAACACTGGCGACACAGGTGCAACTGGAGCTACGGGAGCTACAGGTCCGATGGGATATGGCGACACAGGTCCCCAGGGAATTCAAGGAATCCAAGGCACACCCGGAGTTGCAGGTCCACAGGGAACTGCAGGTAACACGGGACCGCAGGGTATTCAGGGAATTCAGGGAGTTCAGGGCGTCACAGGTCCCACGGGTTCCGCATCTACTGTTACAGGTCCTACAGGTGCCGCATCTACAGTAACAGGTCCAACGGGTGCCACGGGTCCCACGGGTTCCGCATCTACTGTTACAGGTCCAACTGGACCGCAAGGAATTCAAGGTGAAGCAGGAACATCCGCCGGACGTGTGTTTTATTTGGATACGGCGGGAGGTGCATATACGGGAACACCCATCGCCGGAACAATAACACTGACACCGAATACAGGAGCACAAACACTCATCACAGACACGGCGAACAATCAAACCGTCTTTATCGCAACATTCTTGTCTGAAGTTGGACTTGTGCCGTCTACGCATATTGAAGAGGGTTTTTGGCTGTTTCACTTGTATACTGTTGGGCAAGTCAACCAGTCGCTTTATATCGATTTGTCGTCTGTGGATGCGGACGGAACAAGCAACAAGACGTTGATTTCCAGTGGTGCTGCTGCTTCGATCGCTGTTATTACAGGTCAGACTATGAGTGCGTTTTCGTTATTTATTCCACCCAACGTAAACTTAGCAGACCTTACGAAACGGCTTATTGTAGATGTATACATTATCACGGGAAGTGGAAACCGAAACATAACCTTAGAGTTCAGAGGCATTACGCAATCGCACGTCCACACGACATTTGCAGTGATAGGCAATACCGGACCGACGGGTGTGACTGGACCCACGGGTGCCACAGGAGCCACAGGAGCCACGGGTGCCACGGGTGCCACGGGTGCTACTGGCTATCAGGGTGTTGATGGTGCCACAGGACCCACGGGTATGACGGGTGCCACAGGTGCCACCGGTGCTACGGGTATGACGGGTGCCACAGGAGCCACGGGTGCCACTGGCTATCAGGGTGTTGATGGTGCCACAGGACCCACGGGTATGACGGGTGCCACAGGTCCTACAGGAGTCGCAGGGTTTGCAGTTATTTACGGTGCCACGGGAACGGAAGGAGCTGTCCTAACGGTGACGGGTGGCACGGGAGCATTTGCGAACTCAAACTTGACCTTCACGGGCGGAGTCTTGACCGTAGGTGGTCCAACTGGAGGTGTGACGGCCACGGGTTCTGTCAACGTACAAGGTGGATACTACGTGAACGGAGCAGCTCTCCCGTTAAACAGTTCCCCGAATTTTACCGTCATAGGTGGCCAAGATTCGACCGGCGGCGGATCTCTTTACTACAGTGTAGACTGCGTGAATTGGTATGGACAATCTACAATCCCAATCGGATGTATCGCATGGAATGGAACACTCTGGGTTGCATGCGGAGTATACGGCACGAGCGGTATAGCACTCACGTCTCCGGATGGAGTAAACTGGACAACACAGACTGTACCCAGTAGTTTAACAGCTATTTATGGAATTGCGTGGAGTGGATCCTTTTGGGTTGTGGTTGGAGAAACGTCATCTGGTACATACCTGTTGGCAACCTCATATGATGCGATTACATGGACGCCTCAGACCGTATCTGGAATTGCAAATACAATCCACTGTATAGCATGGAACGGAAATCTGTTGATAGCAGGTGGAGGAAATGGAGGTAGTGCTGGTCTGGCGACATCCTCGGATGGAATTGCGTGGACACCTCAAACGATCACAGGAATAACGGACAGGGTGTTGTCTGTTGCATGGAATGGAAACTATTGGCTCGCGGTCGGACGATCAAGTGGAGCAGGTGTAATCTCAAGATCCTCTGATGGAATAACGTGGACCGGAATAACTTCGGCTGTGATAGCGACAGAGTTTGCAGCCCCGGGTGCTGTTTTCAACTCTATCGCGTGGAACGGATCGTTGTGGCTTGCCGTTGGAACATCTCAGTTTGGCTCTCCTGGAGTTGCATCCTCTTCGGATGGAGACACGTGGGTATTCACAAGTCTGTCTGGTTTAATTTCACAGCCTCTTGTTTCGGTTGCATGGAACACGACACAATGGATAGTCGTTGGGGCTAATACTTCAGTAGGTGGCGTGGCTGTCTCGCAAGATGGTATTAACTGGTCGTCTCGGGCCGTTGGCGGACAACCCCCATCCTGCGTGGCATCTCGTTCGGTTCTTCCTTACGTGGGAGCATTTCCAGGCCCTACAGGTCCAGCGGGTCCAGGGGGTAATACGGGACCCACGGGACCGGCAGCAGCAGGCGGGGGTTCGGTTTCAATTGTTGGGGCAACTGCATTTGGCAGTGTACTTACGGTGGCAACAGGAGGAACCGGCCTCTTCGGAAATTCAAACTTGTTCTTTAACGGAACATCGTTAGGTATCCAGACAACAACCCCTGCAACAACTCTCGATGTGAACGGCGGTATCACCATTCGCAACGGCTATCGTCCTTTGTATTCCAACGTGTCAAGCGGCACGTCTCTCACGGTTGCGGCCAACGCCTACGGTATGCATTTCAATATCACAACCACGTCCCTGACTGCGATTACACTGCCAACCATTGTGTGGGCTACGGATTCCAACGCCTATTGGGTGTTCCGTAACAACACTGGAAACTACTTGCCTATCACCTTCACCTACACGGGAACGTATACCACCGCACCGCCCAATCCGGTGACAATCCCTCCAGCCAATTCGGTGACCATGCTGATGAGCTTCCCGGGCGGCACCACGTCCAACTATGTTTTGTTCTGAGGATACAATGGCAGAGATCTTGGGTCTGTCCAAGAGCATCTTCGGGTTCGGGCCTGTGAATACGATTCCAGGAGCCGTCTTGTGGCTAGATGGGAGTGATTCAAGAACAATGTTTCAAAATACAGCAGGAACAACACCTGTTACCGCAGGTGGGCAGGCTGTTCAACGGTGGAATGACAAGTCCGGAAGATCCAATGACGTCACAGGGACTGGCACCTGGTCAGGAAGCAATATGGTATTCAACGGCACAACCAATGCGTTCTCGAATGCGTCATTTGTATTTCCTGTTCCGTATTCCTTGTTCGCGGTATACTCGAATACCGTGGCCCCTGCGGCAGGTGCGTATATGAACGTGGTCTACGGCGGCGGCGGGTTCCCAATGTTGGGGACGTTTGGTTCAAACGGAGATGTGACGGCTCGCTCAGTGGTGGCAAATACGGGGGCTTTGTTGCCCACAACGTCGACGAGGGCTTGGGTAGCTCGGATTGCAGGTACAGGCACGGGCGCCGACGTTGCACGCGGAATCGCTACTGACCCGTCGGGTAACGTACTTGTCACTGGAGATTATTCTACTGCACTGACGATCTACAGCAAGGGTCCAACGACAACAGCCGGTACTACGCTTCCATTTATAGGTGGAACCGACGTTTTCATCGCTAAATATTCATCAATCGGAGATGTACTATGGGCAGCTCGGATTGCAGGCACAACCACAAGCGGCGACCTCGTAAACGCAATCGCCACCGACTCGTCGGGAAACGTTCTTGTCACTGGATTCTACAGTGCTGGACCACTGACTCTCTACAACCAAGGTCCAACGGGAGCAGCTGGCACTACACTTCCATTCTCAGGTGTTCAGGATTGTTTTATCGCTAAATACTTGCCAGATGGAACAGTATCATGGGCAGCTCGGATTGCGAGCACGGCCAACGAGGGTGGAAACGCAATCGCCACCGACCCGTCGGGAAATGTGGTTGTCACCGGATTCTACACTGCTGCACTGACTATTTACAACCAAGGCCCAGCAGGAACAGCCGCTACTACGCTTCAATATACATCTGGAGTCGACGTTTTCGTCGCCAAATACTTGCCAGATGGAACAGTATCATGGGCAGCTCGGATTGCAGGCACCAGTGCTGACTGGACAAACGCAATCGCCACCGACTCGTCGGGAAACGTTCTTGTCACTGGATTCTACGAGAGTCCATTGACGATCTACAACCAAGGTCCAACGGGAGCAGCTGGCACTACGCTTCCATACGTAGGCAACTCCGATTGTTTCATCGCCAAATACTCGTCAGCAGGAGCTGTAGTATGGGCAGCTCGGATTGCGAGCACGGGCGCGGTTAGCGAACTTGGATACGGAATCGCCACCGATTCACTAGGAAACGTCCTTGTCACTGGAACGTACGCTGCCCCAGTGACTATTTACAACCAAGGTCCAACGGGAACAGCCGGTACTACGCTTTCTAACTTTAGTTTCGGTGACGTTTTCATCGCCAAATACTTGCCAGATGGAACAGTATCATGGGCAGCTCGGATTGCGTCCGGGGCTGCGAGTGCTGCCGACGACGGACGCGGAATCGCCGTTGATTCATCAGGAAACGTGCTTGTCACTGGAAATTACTCTAGTACACCACTGAATGTCTACAACCAAGGTCCAACGGGATCAATAGGTGCTACGATTACTGCAACAAATTTTTCTAACTGTTTTATCGCTAAATACTCGTCAGCAGGAGCTGTAGTATGGGCAACTCAGATTCAGGGTACGGGTTTCGAAATCGGACGCGGAATTGCCGTAGATTCGTTGGGGAGCGTGCTTGTCACTGGAACATATACTTCTGCAATGACACTGTCCAATGCAGGCGGAACAGCAGGTCCTACGCTTCAATTCATAGGTGGAACCGACATTTTCATCGCTAAATACACGCCGGATGGGTTTATAACACCTCCCGCCCCCGCCTCTTCCAACGTCCTTGTAGATGCGACCATGACAACATTTATGTCCGTCTTTATCAATGGTATTGCGACCCCTGGTCGTTCAGGTATCACGGTAGCCACAACCGGCGTGTTTGTTGGTGGTCCCTCCAACTACTTCAACGGAACTCTTTCTGAGCTCTTGATTTATAACATCGCACTAACAGCTTCCCAGCGAGAGGCTGTGGAAGGATATTTGGCGAATAAATGGAGTATTCAGTCAAACTTACTGACTACTCAACCGTATTACACGATCCCCCCTTTCTCACGTTACTTCGTTCCCACAGACACAGGCAGTTGCTCACTGTGGATGGATGGATCGGATAATTCCACAATGAACTCTACGAGTGCAGTCACGATCTGGAGGGATAAGTCTGGGTCAGGAAATACCATGCGAGGGTCGGGCACCTGGTCAGGAAGCAATATGGTCTTCAACGGCACAACCAATGCGTTCTCGAATAATGACTATGTGTTCCCCAACACTGCATATTCTTTGTTTGCAGTTTACTCGAATACTGTAGCCCCAGCAGCAGCTGCATATATGAACGTAATGTATGGAAGCAACGGATTTCCGATGCTGGGGACATTTGGCGTGAACAGAGATGTGACGGCACGGTCAGTAGTGGCAAATACGGGAGCGTTGCGTGGGGCAATTGGATGGGTAGCGTCGATGACAGGTCCAGGTAACCTATATGGACGAGCAATTACTACAGATACATTGGGAAACGCCCTTGTTGCAGGAGACTTTGACGTAGCTTCTCCGAGTTTCTTCAATGTGGACGGAACAGTCGGTGCTTCTTTAACAAGAGCTGGAGCCAGTGGCACGGATGCTTACATCGCTAAATACACCCCGGGCGGGACAGTCGCATGGGTTGCACAAATTGCGGGGACACTCAGCGAAACGTTAAGAGGAATTGCTAGCGATGCATCGGGAAGTATGTTTGTCACTGGATCCTACAATACATCAGCAACGTTTTACGACGCAAGCAGAACAAACAGCATTACATTGGCCGCGAGCAACGACGATGCTTATATTGCAAAATACTTATCAACCGGCACACTATCGTGGGTAGCTCGGATTTCAGGCACGAACAACGATGATGGTCGTGCGGTTGCAACAGATGCATCTGGAAATGTAATTGTCACTGGAGGCTACTTCACCCTACTCTCTTTCTACAATGCTGGTGGAGCATCACCCAGTGGTACTACTCTGGCAAACATAGGTGGCAATCAGAACGCATTTATCGCTAAGTACACATCTGCCGGAGTTATATCGTGGGCAGCTCGGATTTCGAACGCAGGGAGCACATTCGGTCAAGGAATCTCCACCGATTCGTCTGGAAATGTGTTTATCACAGGATACTACAACTCTGCACTGACTTTCTCCAACGCGAGTCAAGTCAGCAATGCATCCCTTGCATTCTCAGGCGGCACCGATGTTTTCATAGCTAAATACACTTCGGTTGGAGGCGTATCGTGGGCAACTCGGATTGCGAGCACACTCAGCAATCAGGGTCTCGGACTTACTACGGATACGTCGGGAAATGTGTTTGTTACTGGACGATACAGTGGCACTGCGACGTTCTACAACTCAAATACAACATCTGGTGGTACGCTGACGGCTGTAGGTGCTGCTGACTGTTTCGTCGTGAAATACACAACAGATGGAGTTGTGTCGTGGATAGCTAATATTTCGGGCCCAAACGTGAACAACGCCGAAGTAGGAAACGCAATCGACACGGATGCGTCGGGCAACGTGCTTGTCGCCGGTTACTATGGAGGGCTAGCGACTTTCTACAATGCGAATACAACAACAGTCGGTGCTACCCTCGCACTTGGGGGTATTCTTGACAATTTTGTCGTAAAATACACGCCAGCGGGACTAGTAACGTGGGCAATACGAATTGTTAGCCGTATCGGTCAGGGATTTGGAGTTGCCGCAGACGCATCTGGGAACGTATTTGTTACTGGATACTACAGCTCTGGTGCGCCAACATTCTATAATGTAGACGGAACAATCGGTGGCACGCTAACAGGTGCTAGTGGAAGTGCATACGGCTTTGTGGCAAAATACACAGCAGATGGGTATATATCTTTGCCAATCCCAGCCTCATCCAATGTGTTAGTCGATACAACCTATGCGTCCTCCATCATGAGACCTTTTATAAACGGAGCAACGACAGCCTCCACTCTCGCAGGGGCCACCCTAGCTACTACCGGTATCTTTTTAGGTGGCCCTTCTAACTTCTTCAATGGAACCTTGTCTGAACTTCTGATTTACAGTGCAACCTTAACAACCGCACAGCGGCAACAAGTGGAAGGATACTTGTTACAAAAATGGGGATTGCGTTCTCAGATGGTTTCATCGCATCCGTATTTAACAGTATCGCCTTCGGCTATCTTAGTCGTTTCACCACTGTCTGTTAGCGGTTGCTCACTGTGGATGGATGGATCGGATAACTCCACAATGAACTCTACGAGTGCAGTCACGATCTGGAGGGATAAGTCTGGGTTGGGAAACACCATGCAAGGGTCGGGCACGTGGTCAGGTAGCAATATGGTGTTTAATGGGACAACCAATGCATTCTCGAATATTACCTATGACTTCCCGGCCAATGCATATTCTTTCTTTGCAGTGTACTCGAATACTGTAGCCCCAGCGGCTAGTGCGTTTATGAACGTAATGTACGGAAGTAACACCTATCCGAGGCTGGGAACATTTGGTGATACCAAAGACGTGTCAGTTATGTCACTGGCGGCGGCTGGCAACGTTGTTGGCATTCCGGTAGGATGGGCAGCTCGCATTACGAGCGGAGGCACTGACCGAGGAAGTGCAATTGCCGCAGATACGTTGGGGAACGTGTTTGTTACCGGACAATACACTAACACTCTGTCGCTGTCTAACGCAGGTGGGACAGTGGTGGGTGCTACGCTTCCATTCATAGGTGGCACCAAATGTTTCATTGCCAAATACTCCGACACCGGAAGGGTATTGTGGGCCGCTCAGATTGCGGCTTCGGCCGCGAGCGGAGACGTTGGATACGGAATCGCCACCGATTCACTAGGAAACGTCATTGTCACCGGACAGTACTCTGCTGCTACAGTCTCTATCTATAACGCAGGTGGGGCAGTGGTGGGTGCTACGCTTCCATTCACAGGTGGCGTTGACTGTTTCATAGCTAAATATTCGTCAATCGGAAATGTAGTATGGGCAGCTCGGATTGCCAGCAGGGCTGCTGGATTTGACATCGGATACGCAGTCGCAGCAGACCCAGCAGGAAACGTATTTGTTACAGGAAACTACAGTTCGGGTATACTGGATGTTTACAATGCAGGCGGTACAGTAGTGGCTGTTACGCTTCCTAGCTCTAGTGCCGGTGACGCTTTTGTCGCTAAATACTCGCCAACTGGCACAGTGGAGTGGGCAGCTCATATTGTCAGCACAGCTGACGACACCGGATACGGAATTGCATCAGATACGTCAGGGAACGTGTTTGTTACCGGACAATACACGACGGGTGCAGTTACTCTCTCAAACGCAACCGCGATAGGCGGTGCTTACAGTTCAGTACTTGCCAATTCAGGTAGCACTGACATTTTCGTCGCCAAATACTCATCAGTTGGACTGGTATTGTGGGCAGCTCGGATTTCGGGAACGGGCACTGATATTGGACTCGGAATAGCCACAGATGCGTCAGGAAACGTTTATGTGACTGGATTGTTCAATGCTACAGTACAGCTGTCAAACGCTACTACCATAGGCGGACTCGGGTTTACGCTTACATCTGGAGGAGGACAGGACGCTTTCGTCGCCAAATACTCATCAGTTGGACTGGTATTATGGGCAGCCCAGATTACAGGTACAGGCTCTGAGCGCGGAAATGCAATTTCTACAGACTCGTCTGGAAATATCATTATCACAGGATCCAACTCGTCTTTGTCAACGTTTTACAATGCGAATACGACAACGCCTGGTGCTACTCTATCAAATATAAGTTTGAGCGACGCTTTCGTCGCCAAATACTCATCAGCTGGATTGGTGTTGTGGGCAACTCGGATTGCAAACTTCTCCAGCGAGAACGGACTTGGAGTCACCACAGATCCATCTGGAAACATTTTTGTTAGTGGAGAGAACAATGGTGCAGTGACATTCTATAATAGTCTCGGAGCAAGTGGTGTTCAAATTCCATCTACGGGCACCATAGACTGTTTCATTGCTAAATACACGTCAGACGGATACATCGCCATCCCAGTCCCAGCATCCTCCAACGTGTTGGTCGATGCCACGTATACACCCCCCACATTGTCTCCTTTTATTAACGGAACTCCAACCAATACTCTACCAGGATTTACGTCAGCGACCATCGGTCTCTTCCTAGGTGGACCTTCTAATCCCTTCAATGGAACCTTGTCAGAACTGATTATCTACAGCAGAACACTGACAACTGCAGAGCGTCAACAAGTAGAGGGATATCTTGCAGCGAAATGGAGAATCACTCTTTCAGCTATTAGCCCGTATTCTAAGTTGATACCAGCCCTTGCCTGATCAGCTCACGCCTTGCTGACATGAATCCTCAGCACATTACCCGCAAAGGAATACGACACAACGATGCCCGTCAGCAGAGACTGGATCTTCGTGATCACCAGGCTGATGTCCGTTCCCAGCAGATACCATGCATACGCCACTACATCACGCGTCACACCGTCCGAGCACACACTCGGCGGCGTGAAAGTGAAAGACTGCACCACGTAAATCGCCGGGAAACCCGCAGCCGCCCACGCAAACATCTGGGGACGGTAACCCTCGCGTGTGGGATGAAGGAGGGGAGTCAGAGTCGCACGTTCAGCTGCCTCCTGTGTCACAAGAACCGCGTGGGATGCCATGAGTTCCTCCATCGTGGCAATCGGAGGCGGACCCTGCTCCGGTACAGGCTCGGTGGGTCCCGTGGGTCCAGTTGACTCAGTTGACTCGGGTGCAGGCTCGCTCGGGCCCGTGGGTCCAGTAGACTCCGGTGCAGGCTCCGTGGGGGCCGTGGTTCCCGTGGGTCCAGTAGACTCCGGTGCGGGCTCAGTCGGTGCGGGCTCAGTCGGTGCAGGCTCGGTCGGTGCAGGCTCCGTGGGTGCAGTATCGCTCATTTACTAGTATATAGAGATAAGGAATGTCGACCGGCCCGCAAGGTATTCAGGGATTTCAAGGCCCGAAGGGAGACCAGGGCATTGCAGGTGTGGCTGGAGCCACAGGACTTCAGGGACCGCAGGGAATCCAGGGATTGGTTGGACTGCAGGGCAATCAGGGTATTCCGGGCAGTCAGGGTCTACGGGGATTCCAGGGACCCACGGGATATACCGGGTCTTCGGGAGTTACGGGACCTGGGGGGCAAACGGGTGCTGCTGGTCCACCGGGCAGTTGGAGCGTGACGACCCAGGGTATTCCGTTGGATGCCGGAAGCCCGACCACCGTCTTCACAAACAAACCTTACCCCACATTTGACTGTGGCGGTGTCACGGGGCCGGTGGACACGTCCTTCATGGCTACGATGCTGTATACGGCGTTCATGGATCCATGGGTCACTGAATGAATTCTATACGATATACAATGCCGCTCTTTCAACTTCAGCACCGCAGAGGCACTGCAGCTCAGTGGGCCTCTGTCGGGACGACGTTGGTGCTGGCGAGCGGTGAGCTGGCCATTGAGACCGATACGAATCTGTTTAAGCTGGGTGACGGTGTGACGGTTTGGAACTCGCTGCCCTACGGCGGCATCCAGGGTGTCACGGGTCCTACGGGCAACACGGGCCCCACTGGCTGGACAGGACCCACAGGACCTGACGGAAAGAGTGTGCCGATCGTTGGTCCCACAGGATACGGTAACGTGCTCACAGTCAACACGGGCGGCACGGGGGTCTACGGTAACTCCAACATGACCTTCGACGGATCCACTCTCAGTTTGGGGGCGAGCTTCAACATGAACACGAATCCCATCAGCAATGTGCTGTCAGAGACCTTTTCCTCCTTCGGACCATGGACACCGACGCTGATTTCCGGACTGTCGTTCTGGTTTGACGCAACGAATACGAGCAACCTGACCTTGTCGGGCAGTAACGTGACTCGGTGGGCGGCTCGGTTTGGCGGATCTAACTTCACGAGCAACGGATTCTACCCGAGCAACGCTGCAGCACCCACCTATTCTGCAACTGCACTCAGCACTGGATACCCTGGCGTGACCGCGGTCGGAACCGGTGCTTGGGGAATGGAAGCGTCTGCTCCTACATCAAACTATCTTACCGCGTCTGGATTTGCCTTCTTCTGGGTTTGTCAGTATCCCAACAATACTGGCATTGGTCTCCCCATTTTTGTAGTGGACTCTCCGGACCAATCTCGTCTTCTTGACTACGAGAGTGGATTCAATGCAGTTACACTTCGTCTTCAAAATTCGTCCAACAGGACCACTGGTATTAACGGGGACACCGCACCCACAGTTGCTGTTTCGTGTAACGTACCTCTCGTGTTTTCATGCTACTACAGTTCAAACAGCGGAAGCCTGAATATTAGAATCAACGGCTCAAACTTGTTCACAGGGGCCTATACCCCCTATGCGTTTAAGCCAACGATGCTCATTCAGCTCTTTGGAAACGCACCTGGCTATATCCTGACAGAGTTCGTCAACTTCAACACCGACATCACAGGAGGAGCGTCCAACGTCGTCAATATGGAGGGCTACCTTGCAACAAAGTATGGGTTCTCGTCTAACCTGTCAAACGGTCACCCTTACAGGGGTGCAATCAGTGGTCCGGCAGGAAGCAGTGTCGTAACCAATGCATCGGTTTACTCAGATGCGTCCTATAATTTGGTCGTAGCTCCCGTGAACACGCTTCGTCTTGCGGGTCCCACAGAGTGGCGATACATTACCTCTAACGTTGTAGGCACCACGGTGGATCTCACGGCAGCATCCACCTATTACTCCACCACCTTCCGTCTGACGGCAGGTCCCTCCAATACGATCTCCTTCCCCGCTTTGTCTGCGGCGACATCGGGTGTCTGGTGGTCATTCTCCAATGCCTACACCGCTGCACAGACGCTGACGTTCGCTGGAACAACGACCGGTCTGACCAGCCCCTACATGCTGGCGTCTAATGTGTCCATCACGGTGTATTCAGCCGGATCAAGCTATTACCTTGTCGCGGGGCCTCCTGGAGGTGTGAGTATCACAGGTCCTACAGGATATGGTAACATGCTCACAGTCAACACAGGTGGCACGGGACTCCTTGGCAATTCCAACATGAACTTCAACGGATCCACTCTCAGCTTGGCTGCTACGCTGAACATGAACACGAATCCGATCAACAACGTATCATCGGAAGTCTTTTCTGGGTTTGGACCGTGGCTGCCGAACATCATCTCTAACATGGTGTTTTGGTTTGACGCACAGCTGGTTGCATCAACAACACTCTCGGGTAGCAACGTTACTGCGTGGGCTGATCGCTCGGGAGCTGGAGTGTTCTCGTCGTTTACCACGCAGCTCAACTCAAACAGTCCCGTGATCATCTCCAACTTCAACGGAAGCTACCGTGCGATTAACTTTGTTCCAAGTGGCACCCGTCCATCGTTTGTCACAACAACAACGACTGCATCCAACTTTGAGGGTGCGGGTGGAGCGACCCTCATCTACGTGATTAGACCGTCGGGAGGTAACAACTCGCCCGTTGTCTTCAACACGAACTACAACAACTCATTTCAGAACTACTTCAACGGTAGCACGGGCTCAGGTATGTCTCTTTCCTATTCTTCAGCCTCCGGATATGCAGCGTTCGGCGGCGGAGGAATCCCGATAACACACTTCATTGTGATCCAAAACTACAATAAAACTACGTCCAACTATGTCACCCGTACGACAGATTCGTATTATGGTGGTCGGTACACGAGTAACGCAAGCGTTGCACCCGCCACCTATACGGCGGGAACGTTCACGTTCAACCTCAGCACCGACAATGCGAATCAAAACTGGTCAACCCCCGAGATAATGGCCTTCAGCACGTCTCTGTCCTTGACCGATATGCAGCAGATTGAGGGTTACCTTGGCTTCAAGTATGGCATCCCGCTCCCGTCGGGACACCCGTATTCCAACGCTGCACCGGCAGGTTCCTCCATTGTCCAGGTCGCGACTGTCTCGACGGATACCTTGTCAAACTTGACAGTGGCAGCAACGGCCAGCGGTAACTACATTCGCCTCAAGTCGCCGACTGAGTGGCGGTACATTACCTCTAACGTCACGGGAACCACGGTGGATCTCACGGCAGCATCCGCCTACTACTCCACCACCTTCCGTCTGACGGCAGGTCCCTCCAACACCATCACCTTCCCAGCCCTGTCTTCGGCAACATCGGGTGCCTGGTGGTCATTCTCCAACGCATTCACGTCCGCACAGACGCTGACGTTTACGGGAACAACCACTGGTCTGACAAGTCCCTACATACTGGCATCCAACGTCTCCATCACTGTGTATTCGGCTGGATCAAGTTATTACCTTGTCTCTGGTCCTCCTGGAGGTGTCAGTATCGCAGGTGCCACGGGATATGGCAGTATGCTCACAGTCAACACGGGCGGAACGGGCATTCTAGGCAACTCGAACATGACCTTCAACGGATCGACGCTGAGTCTGAATGCGAACATGAACATGAACATGAATCCCATCAGCAACGTAACATCCGAAGTCTTTTCTGGATTCGGACCGTGGTTGCCGAACATCATCTCTAACATGGTGTTTTGGTTTGACGCACAGCTGGTTGCATCAACAACCTTGTCCGGATCCAACGTGACTGGGTGGGCTGACCGCTCGGGAGCCGGTCTCTTTTCATCGTTTTCCACGCGGCTGAACTCCAACAGCCCGGTGATGATCTCCAATTTCAATGGAAGCTATCGTGCTCTTAATTTTGTTCCGAATGCCACACGTCCGTCGTTTGTTACGACGACACCGGCGGCGTCTAACTTTGATGGTCCAGGCGGAGTCACGGTGGCTTACGTGATCAGGCCGTCTGGAGGTAACAATTCGCCCGTTATCTTCAACACGAACAACGATAATAGTATCCAGAACTACTTCAACGGTAGCACAGGTTCGGGTATGTTTCTTGGGTATAACGGAGTCAGTGGATATGCACCCTTCGGTGGCGGAGGAATTCCGATAACACACTTCATTGTCATCCAAAGCTACGATAAAACTACGTCCAACTATGTGACTCGCGTGACAGATTCCTACTACGGCGGTCGCTACACAAGTAACGGTGGGCGAGCACAGGCAACCTACACTGCGGGGACATTCACTTTCAATCTGACCACCGAGAATGCCAATCAAAATTGGTCAACTCCCGAGATCATGTGCTTCAACAGGGGCTTATCTCTGTTGGACATGCAGCAGATTGAGGGCTACCTTGGCTTCAAGTATAACATTCCACTCCCGTCGGGACACCCGTATTCTAACGCTGCACCGGCTGGTTCGTCTGTCGTCCAGGTTGCAAGTGTGGGAACAGATACCCTGTCCAACCTAACAGTTGCACCAACCGCAAGTGGTCTCAACATTCGTCTGCAGGGACCGACGGAGTGGAGATACATCACATCCAACGTCTCTGCCACAAGCTTGACGTTGTCTTCCAACTACTACTCTACGCTGTTTCGTGTCACGAACACCGCATTCAGTGCACTGACTCTGCCCACGCCACAGACGGCCTCGGGAAGCTGGTGGATGCTCAGCAACGCGACTACAAGCAACTTCACGGTTACCGTAACGAACTGGGTGGGCACAGCACCGACATCTTTCGCAGCCGGCTCCACGACAACCATCCACTTTGACGGGACATCCAACTACTTTTCAACCGTCGGCGGACCCGCTGCCGGTGGTGCATTGGTTCCAATTTCAAGCTACACTGGACCAGAGCAGACTGTGATTGCGAATGCCGTTCCCTTGACAACTGCAAGTAATACAGTCATCTGGTCCAACGCCATTCCCGCTGCAGCTAAGGGTCGCTCAGGAACCTTGTCGGTATTTTTTAACTTGTATTCAACTGGGTCCTTTACCTCCAACTTTGCATTTGACTACGGTCTTGCGATTGATGGAACTTCCTTGTCGTTTGGTGATGGAGGCACAGCCCGCTATGTTCAAAACACTACATCTACGTATGCACTCAGTTCCAACGGCTACATTCTCGGAACGAACGGTATTAGCGGACTCATGCCTCTCCAGATTCCTCTGTATATTCCACCCAGCTCCACAAATCTCCAGATCACACTGGCGAATGCGTCGGGTGCATTGAGCCCGGTGTCGTCAGTCACACCAGGATATTCAACATACAGTTTGACGACCAGCGGAACCTCCAATACATCAAACTTTGTTCCACGGTCTGCTTTCACGACATCGGGAACCTATACGGTCCCAACTACCTGCACTGGCGGTGCGGTGAGCGGAGTGTATATTTATTGCTGGGGATCTGGAGGCACTCCTCAGGGTGGTCCAACATATGGTGGTGCGGGTGCGGGTGGGTTTGTAAGCGGCTATTATGGAATTGCATCTGGAACTGTATTACGCTACGTTGTGGGTATACCCGATAGCGCTGGGAATCCGAATACGGGTGGAGGTGGTATTGGAAACGGTAATGGTGGCGGAGCATTTTCGGGCGTCTTTCTCAGCAATGCATCGGGGATCGTGCAGAGCAACGCACTGATCGTTGCCGGAGGAGGGGGTGAGGCTATGAATAGCGGCGTGACATCAGCAGGAAGTGGTGGTGCAGGAGCCTCTCAAACAATTGCAACTGGCACTGGATTTTCAGGTGGAGATGGATACATATATGGAGTCGGAACAAATACAACAATTAGAGGAGGTAGCTTAACCGCGGGCGGCGTAGGTAACAATGGATCTGGTTCTGCACTTACAGGTGGCGGCACATCCGGTATTCAGGGTGCGGGCGGTGGTGGTGGTTATTTTGGAGGCGGTGCTGGTATCAACGGCAGCCCGAATTCAAACATCTACGGCGGAGGAGGAAGTAGTTTTGCATCGAACGTCATTGCGTCGGCGACATTTATCGGTGGTCCCCAGATTACTACACTTGGTCAAGCAACGACCGCCGTTCCCCCCGGTGGGTCCACTTCACCCTACTACTACAATCCAGTAGGAAGCAACTTCGGATGCGGAGGGTGGACAACTTACAATCCGTCCACAGTTTTCCAGGGTCTCGTTGTCATCGTCCCGGCCGTTGGACAAGCACCGACCTACGTTGGCGTGACTGCAAAAATGCTCGCTACGTAGACTCCGCTTCCTTTCGCTACCTAAACACAATGGAGATCCTCGTATCCGGAAGCATTGCTCTCAATGGTATTCATCGCTGTCAGGTGACGGTTCCTGAAATCACAGTTGCTCACAAGGTATTCCTGAAGATGGTCTCGTCTGCGATGAAGGGAGTGGTGGTCATCTCGGAGATCACGGCTGGCGAGGGGTTCGGTCTTTCGTCCACCTCAGCAGATGATGTAGGGATGCTTGTGTATTTTGACGTGTATCTGCAGCAGGCGAGTGTGGTTGCGTCGGAATGATTTTTAACACGGACAAAGAACAAGATGAGTGCATTTCTGTCTCGCTACATACCAGGCGTTGGGCTCAAAACGTGTGCCCCGAACATCGCACCAGGACCCGCAGGTCCCCAGGGTCCTCCAGGATCCGTGGGACCCGTTGGAAGCACAGGAGTCACCGGCCCAACCGGTCCGGCGGGAAATACAACGAATACGGGGCCCACGGGTGCCCCAGGTGCTACAGGAGCAACCGGGCCCACGGGTGCCACAGGTGCCACAGGTGCTACGGGGCCGCAATCCACGGTCACGGGTCCTACGGGAGTCACGGGAATCACTGGACCGCCGGGCCCTGATGGAACTGCACTCAGCACAGGTCCGACAGGACCCACATCCACGGTCACGGGTCCTACAGGAGCAACAGGTCAGCCCGGTTCTGCAATCAGCACGGGTGCAACAGGTCCAACTGGACCTACGGGCCCGGCCGGCGTGACCGGTGCCACGGGAGCCACGGGTTTCACAGGTCCTACGGGATTGGTCGGTGCTACAGGCCCGCAGGGTGTCACGGGACCCACAGGTGTCACCGGAGCCACAGGTGTCACGGGTCCGACGGGATCTCAAGGACCCGTTGGTGCCATCGGAGCCATCGGACCGACAGGCCCCACGGGACCCCTTGGGTTTACTGGCTCAACTGGACCGACAGGCCCCACGGGAGCCACAGGTGTCACAGGTCCTACGGGTGCCACCGGAGCTACAGGTGCAACAGGATCCACGGGACCGACCGGATCAACAGGTGCGACAGGAACAACGGGACCCACGGGTAACACGGGTATGACAGGAGCCACAGGACCGACCGGACCCACGGGAAACACAGGACCCATGGGTGTTACGGGTGCCACAGGTTTCACAGGACCTACGGGTGCCACGGGAGCCACAGGTGTCACAGGACCGACTGGCGTTACAGGGCCCATGGGAGAAACAGGATACACTGGAGCCACGGGTGCACAGGGCGATACGGGACCCATCGGAACTACTGGTCCTACGGGTCTTAGAGGCATGACGGGTGCCACGGGTCCGGCACCAGTGTATACGCTCTACACTGGCCCAGTGACCTTGGTTGGATTGAATACGTCAACACCCGTCACTGGAAGTAACTCCACCGGTCTCCCAATCACAACGGTTCTTCTCCTTCAAGGTGCAAATATCACAACAAACCCAGACAACGTCGCTGGGCTTACGTCTTTCTATTCGCAGTTCAGTGGCAGCTGGAGAATTTACATCTCTGCCCTGGGAACGGGGGCTGGATCAACTGCTACGTATACAGTTAATTATTACGGTGTCACGTAAGTATAATGTACGTATCGTACTCGCCACAGCCCTCAACGGTGCCCGAGCAACCTCTTCGGTTTCCATCATGGTCCGTAACGGGACCGACTGGTGAGACAGGACCCGCCAGCACAGTGGGGATACAAGGTCCCCGAGGTCCGACAGGAGTGACTGGACTGAGTGCTGTATTTGGACCTACTGGAGTGACAGGTTCACTGGCCCCCACTGGGTCAGAAGGTCCACCGGGCTCTATGGGTGTTACTGGTCCAACAGGAGCCACAGGTCCCCGAGGTCTTCGCGGTCTGAGAGGGCCCGCGGGCTCTACTGGAGCAACGACAGCCTTTGGAGCCACAGGTCCTACAGGTAGGGCGGGACCTACAGGCAGGACGGGACCTGCGGGTTCAACTGCAAACACGGGTGCTAGAGGGTCCGCAGGTGTCACTGGATTGACAGGACCCACGGGTGCCACGGGTGCCACAGGTGCCACGGGACCCAGAGGATCGTCGGTTGCAACGGGACCCACTGGACCCACTGGAGGCAGCAACACGGGTCCCCAAGGTCCAGCCGGCCCCCAAGGATATGCCGGTACGCTTCAAGGAATTACAGGACTGACTGGGTATTCGGGTGTCACTGGAGCTACTGGACCTACGGGCGGAATAGGCCGGACGGGACCGACGGGCAACACCGGACCGACGGGCAACACCGGTCCCACCGGATCTACGGGACCTACAGGACTGAATGGAAACACCGGACAGACGGGCACTACCGGTCCTACCGGTAACACAGGCCCCACGGGACCCACGGGCAACACAGGTCCGTCTTACACTGGGCCTACGGGCTCTACTGGAAGCACCGGACATACCGGACCGACTGGCAACACCGGTCTGGCAGGCCCAATGGGTCCGACGGGACCCACGGGTAACACTGGATTCACAGGCAATATTGGACCAACAGGATTGCCAGGTCCAACAGGAGAACTCGGTCCGACGGGTCCAGGTATCACAGGACCCACTGGACGTACAGGGTTTACGGGTTTAAGAGTTCGGCCACTACTAGGAATCGGAAGTGCACCGGTGGTATATTCGCCCGTAGATGCATCTGGTGGTGTATACACGGTGGCAAATGGTCGGAAATACCATATGATGACTACAACTGATCCTGACTTCTTTGTAACATCCAATCCGGGGAATCTCCTTTTTGAAATACTGTTAGTTGGAGGTGGCGGCTGCGGCGGCAATGGAGACGCCTCTGGAGGTGGCGGCGGGGGCGGTGGTGGACACGTGACTCTAGTCACTAATGTTGGCTTATCCGTAGGATACTATTATGTTGAAGCGGGTAGGGGGGGTTTTCCGGCTAACGGACAGGACTCTGTGTTTAACGGAGTCATCATTTCTCCAGGAGGAGGTGCCGGGGCCAGCGGCTTTGGCGATCCCGGATTTGACGGGGTTGACGGGGGCAGCGGTGGCGGTGGCGGAGGCAGCGTTGGCGGAGGCGGAGGGGGCGGTCAGGTCGTGTATGCTTTAGATTACGGGACTTACGGCGAGACCGTAACTCGTGATGAGGGAAATGTCGGCGGACCCGGCGACCAGGGCATTGGCGCCGGCGGCGGAGGCGGAGGAGGTGCGGGCGGACCAGGGTTATTGGGCGGACCCACTGGGGCCGGCACAGGTGGCAGTGGTTCTGCCTACAATGGAGTTGTCTACGGTGCTGGAGGAGGAGGAGGCAACGGCGGTTCTCTTAACGGTGGTGCTCCCGATGGGGGGAACTACGGCGGCAACTTTGTCGATGGCAATGCACCATTCGGACGAAATAACACAGGAGAAGGTGGTGGTGGAGGAGGAGACGGAGGAGGAGTGGGGGCTGGCGGTGGTTCGGGGGTTATCATTATTTCCTATCCATATGAGCCGCTCGCAACTGCGTCCCTGAATCTTGGAGTTACGGCTACAAGTATGTGGATTAACGGCACTCAGGTATTAACAGTTCCCAAGCTGCCTATTCAAAGTGCATTTGTCTCGGGCAGTGCTCCGTCGTCGTGGACATTGAATGCAACCTGTTATACATCTAATACAGTACCGTCGGGCACAGTGACGTTTTATTATGCATATAACTAGCAATGGACTATTACTTAACACTAGAGCACTGGAGTTCCCTCGTGAGAAACATGAAGGACGCTGAGCGGGAGAATGACATTCCGGCTCAGGAGACCAGTGATCTAACTAAACTCATCTTGCGGCACATCCGGTCTACCCGGTTCCGCCAGGGAGTGCTGTTCAAGGAACGGCGAGGTGAAGAATACGAGCAGTTTGTGGAGAGACTGAAGGGTGGGTTCACACCCGAGCTGGTGGATCGGGTGTTGGACAATGATGAGTTCTGGGAGGTCTGTTTTTCTCTTCGCTGAACCCAATGGAGGCCTTTGCAAGTGAGTGGACTGAATGGGCCGTGCACAAGGCTATGTTTTGGGAGACAGATCCCGTTCGGAAGGGTAAGCTTCTCAGGTCAATGCATCACTTTGTGAGTCATGCTGTGATTATGCTGGTCATTATATCCCACACACTGTATCCGGCATTTTGGCTGCAGACGGTGGTGTTGTGCATGTGTATTCTGGTTTGGCTGCAGCACGTTACGTGCAATGGATGCGTGATCTCCAAAGTAGAGCAAAAACTCATTGGCGATTCAGAGAGTTTTGTGACACCCATTCTGGAAGCCTTTCACTTGAAACCGACTCAAGAGCTCGCAGTTGCAGTTGTCATCTTGGGAAGCTCATTGGGCGTGTTCTTGCTGAGTCTTGAATGGGTTGCACGCGTTCACCACAAGCTGATCCCTCTTGCACTTTTGCTTTGGGCTCGCGTGAAACAAAACGGAATAGTCTACACACAAGAGTAAGAGGTATTCAACATGGGTGATACTATCGTTGGCGTTCAGTTCGGCATTGCAAACCCCGACCACCTGCTCAAGCGTTCCGTTGTGGAGGTTCTCACAGACAAGACCTATCAGAATAATCAGCCCATCGCCAACGGTGTCTTTGACGCTCGGTTCGGTGTCATTGAAAATGGCAAGATCTGCCCCACCTGCAAACAAACCAATCAGTTTTGTCCCGGCCACTTCGGTCACATCCGACTGGCCCGGCCGGTGTACCTCTACCAGTTCTTCGACATGGTAGAGAAGCTGGCCAACGTCATCTGCCTGAACTGCTCCAAGGTCCTGGCCTCGGAGGAGAAGGTGAAGGCTCTGCGGTCAACTGGCCTGTCTCGCTTCAAGGAGGTCAGGGATCTGCGTCCGATGCCGAAGAAGGATGACCCCTTTGTGTGTCCTCACTGCGAGACACCCGCATTCAAGAAGGTGGCTCAGGTGGTGGGCAAAGCCGCAACGCTGGAGGGTCAGCCGATGGAGGGAGACCCGGTCAGCCTTCAGTCCGAGATGATCCTGCGGGCCTTCCAGCGTATCACGGATGCCGATTGCCGCATGATCGGTCTCAACCCGGAGTTCGCTCGCCCGGAGTGGATGCTCTGCACCGTTCTGGCTGTCCCGCCTCTGACGGTTCGCCCGTCGGTGGTCATGGATGACAATCAGCGTATGGAGGATGACTTGACTCACGTGCTGATCAACATTCTGCGTGCCAACGACAAGATCCGTGAGAAGATTGATAAGGAGGATTCTGCTGATATTCTGGACAAGTATACGGCCCTGCTGCAGTATCACGTGGCCACCTATGTGGACAATGACATCAAGGGCATGGATCCCTCGGCTCAGCGTTCTGGCCGCCCGCTGCGGACTCTGAAGTCCCGCTTCGGTGCAAAGACCGGTCGTGTCCGTGGTAATCTGATGGGTAAGCGTGTGGACTTCTCTGCCCGTTCGGTCATCACTCCGGATGCGAATATTGAGCTGGACGAGCTCGGTGTCCCGGAGGAGATTGCCACGAACCTGACCTTCCCGGAGATTGTCAGCCCCTACAACCGCGACCGTCTGCTGAGCTACGTCAAGAACGGCCCCGACAAGCACCCGGGAGCGAAGTCCGTCTACCTGAAGGCCGATGATCGCACGGTGTCCTTGCGGTATGTGAACCCGGAGACCATTGACATCCGCGAGGGCGATGTGGTGCACCGTCACCTGATCAATGGAGATATTGTGCTGTTCAATCGTCAGCCGTCCTTGCACAAGGCCTCCATGATGGCCCACAGGATTGTGGTGCTGCCGTATAGCACGTTCCGTCTGAACGTTTCGGCCACTCGTCCCTACAACGCCGACTTTGACGGTGACGAGATGAACATGCACGTGCCGCAGAGCATTGCCTCTGCGACCGAGCTCCGCTACATTGCCTCTGTGCTTCGTAACATCATCAGCCCCCGCACGAACAGCCCGATCATCCAGCTGTTCCAGGATACTATGACAGGTGCCTACCGTATCAGTCAGCCGGGCGTGACAGTCCCCGAGCCGATTGCCATGAACATCCTGGCTCGCCTGCGTCTGCCGTTCGTTCGCAAGAACAAGCCGTGGACGGGCGGAGAGCTGATCTCTGCTGCCTTCCCGATGATGAACTACAAGGGCAAGATCAACCTGAAGAACGGTCAGCTGGTGGAGGGCAACGTTCTGCAGAAGAGCAGCGTGGGTGGTCTCCTCCATGTGATCTATGCAGACTTCGGCCCCGAGCGTGCAGGTCAGCTGATCAATGACATCCAGTCGGTGGTCACGCAATACAACCTGTATACGGGCTTCTCGGTGGGCACCTCCGATCTGATTGCCAACCAGCCTACGCGGGATTTCGTGGCCGATGAGCTGAAGAAGGGTCGTGATAAGGTGACGGAGATCCTGACGGCGGTGCACGCGGGTCAGTTCGTGAACACTATGGGTCTCTCGGACGGTGAGCAGCTGGAGGATGATATCTCGTCGGCCCTGAAGGAGGTTGCGGCGTCCATCAACACCAAGGTGATTGGATCGCTGGAGAAGACCAACCGTATCGTGCAGATGGTAGACTCAGGATCCAAGGGAGGTGAGCAGAACATCACGCAGATGGTGGCACTTCTGGGACAGCAGCTGATTGAGGGTAAGCGTGTCCAGTATACCCTGCAGGACCGCACTCTGCCGCACTTTGCTCGCTACGATGACGGCGTGGAGTCGCGTGGCTTTGTGCAGCACTCCTTCGTGGACGGACTGATGCCTGCAGAGTTCTTCTACCACGCCCAGGCAGGACGTGAGGGTCTGATTGATACTGCCGTCAAGACCTCAGATACTGGCTACATTCAGCGTCGTCTGATGAAGTCTATGGAGGATCAGCACGTAGAGCATGACGGCACCGTTCGCAACGTCACGGGCACGATCATTCAGTTCAACTATGGCGAGGACAGCATGGACACCGTTGCGGTGGAGTCGCAGACCTGTGAGCTGGCCTTGATGACGCTGGAGAATATCTACCGCGAGTATTCTCTGACGCCCGGCGATGTGAACCCGTTCCTGACGGCACCGGTGGATGAGACGCCGGACCTGGTGGACGAGCTGGTCGCAGATCGGGAGGTCTTTGTGAGGTCTGTCTTCCGCTACCGTAAGAATGACACAGTGCTGGCTCCGGTCAATCTCAAGCGTCTTCTGAGCAAGTATTCCAATGCCTACGCCACGAAGACGGATCTGACGCCGACTCATGTTGTGGGAGCCATCAAGCGTTTCGTGAAGGAGTTCCCCTACAGCAAGGTGTTCCATGCTCTGCTCCGCTACTACCTGGCCCCCAAGAAGGCCATCGTGGTTCACCGTCTGAGTGTGGCGTTGTTTGATGAGCTGATGCGGGACATCCGCTTCCGGTACATCAAGAGTCAGGTCCACGCGGGTGAGATGGTGGGTGCTCTGGCGGCCCAGTCTATCGGTGAGCCCACGACGCAGCTGACCCTGAACACATTCCACTCAGCAGGCACGGCAAAGGCCAACGCGACCTCCGGTGTGCCGCGTCTGGAGGAGATCCTGTCGGCATCGGCGAACCCGAAGCGTCCGGGCAATACGGTCTACCTGAACCCGGAGATTGCCTACGATCAGGATGCCGTGATCTCCAAGATGAAGGAGATGCAGCGGACTACTCTGCGAGACATTACCAAGTCTGTGCGAATCTACTACGATCCGCCTAGCAATGGGACGGTCGTGGAGGAGGACGCTGAGGTTCTGGCACTCTACCAGGAGTTCACGGTGGCCGATGCCGCGAACTGTGCGTCGCCCTGGATCATGCGTCTGGAGCTGAATGATCTGGAGATGGCCTCCCGCAACATCCTGGATCTGACGGAGGTTCAGGCCAAGCTGCGGAACTCCCCCATGCGGATCCTGGAATGCATGCACTCTATTGGCGATGGCAAGAACGTCAAGGCTGAGGCGGTCCTCTCCAATGCTGAGGCGTCCAAGCTGATCCTGCGTCTGACCTTTGACGGGGCCACTGTGAAGACACCGACTCAGCTGCGGTTCCTGGAGGACAAGATCCTGGACACAGTCCTGACGGGCGTGGACGGCGTGGGCGGTGTTCACCTGCGAAAGGTGAAGAACGAGCTGATCTACGATGAGAAGGTGGCCGGCTATGCACCGAAGGAGCAGTATGTTCTGGACGTGGACGGCACCAACCTGTATCAGCTCATGGTGTTTCCGGGTGCTGACGGAACCCGCACGTTCTCAAACGACATTCACGAGATCAATGATGTCTTCGGTATTGAGGCTGCTCGCCTGGCGATCTTTGAGGAGTGCTCCGAGGTCTTCGTGCAGGAGAAGGTGAACTACCACCACCTGTCGGTGCTGGTGGACAGCATGACGTTCAGTGGTCGGATTGTGGCGGTGAACCGGTTCGGCATGAACAAGAATGAGACGGGTGTTCTGGCTCGCTCCTCGTTTGAGGAGACTAGCAAGAATATGTTCAATGCCGCGATGGGTGCAGAGATTGACACCATGCGGGGTGTGTCGGCGAACATCATGTTCGGTCAGAAGCCTCCCTGCGGAACGGGCTTCGTGGACATCCTGGTAGACGAGTCTCGCCTGCCCGACGGACCCGACGAGCTGCCCGATGATACGACGCTGGCGGATGTGGATCAGAAGCTGTCTGCCGTGCCTCAGGGCGAGTGCCGCTTGGAAGACATCTTGATGGCATGGTGAGACCGGCGACGGTTATGGGGCAGGAAACTCCGTGTGCGACGACGCGTGCGACCACCACTGGGTTCCTTCCGCTTGACATCTGTAAGACGCGGCTCCGGGGGAGTGGCGAATATTCCGAGAGCACTCTTGAAGCTCACGGGCTCCACTTTCGTGATCCGCGGACCTGTCAGAATACTTGCGGCTTCTGCCACTTCCTCCTCTGGAGTCATCACCTTATCCATGTCCTGTAGGAGATCCTTCACAAACTGGTCATCTGGATTCAACCCGTAGACCTCGGGCTTAAACGGAACTGAAAGCGGAATCCACTCTGCGTCTCCCACAGGGGGAACGAATCCAGAGTCCGGAGGAGGAATGACAGGAGCAAATTTTCCATGCAGTGCCTCTATGCGGTTGGGAGTGCCCTTCATGCGATGGTTGTTTTGACGGCTAATGATCTGAGCAGGAGCTGCAGCAAGACTGAGGAGGTAGAGTTCAGGTGACATGCGGTATGCGTGTCCTCCGATAAAGTCCAGGATGGCCTGGTATTTCTTCTTGAACTCAATGACGCGATCATTTTTCCACTGCTCAACTGACTTGGCCTCTTTAGAATACTTAACGTGAACCCAGTTCTGAAGGGTGTGCACGAAGGAAGACGGGTTCACCTGTTCTGCAAAGTTTTCTTCCGTCGTTCCATCCTGTACCCACGCTATACCCGGACGGGGGTTCCTTATATCAGCATCTGTTCGTTCACTTGAGTAGATCTTCTCCAGCAGGGCACGATATTTTGCTTCGTCAAGAATGGGAAGTTCGTTAGGACCCATCACCGCCTGGTCATTTTTTGTCTTGAAATACACGTCTGAGTTCTTCGTCTGATTACAGGTCTTGTGAGACCAAGCATACTCGAGCTCGAACAGCTTGGAGGACGAATTGACGCGATCGTAAAGCTGGAGGAATATTGCTGCTTGTGCGACAGGAAGAATGTGCTCGCACTCGGGAGAATGGCCGTTTTTCCACGTTTCGGGTAGGGCCTCGCTCAAGCTCCAGATCGGCATTCCACATATCCAGCACGGTGTCTCCCCCGGCTTGACTGCACCAACCGTCTGATTGCACTGGGCATCTACCTCGGCAATCTCAAATATGCCGCGAACTTTATCATTTGGAAACATGGCTTCCCACCTTGCCACACGGGAGGGTCCAAACATCAGGAGTGCAAGATCCGTTGCACCAATTGTGAATAGCTCAAAGATCGCATCCCGTGCAGTGGACTGTTCCTTCCGCTTCTTAAGAAAGTTAGACCAGCTTTTGTGGTACAGTGCATTCTTCTCGACATACACCGCCTGTTGAGCTGGCTTGAGCACCACGTCATCATACTCAAACTTTGCGGGAAGATTGACAAGTCTCACAAGCATATCTGCTGCAACTTGAGCCTTGTCTGCCTCCGCTGCTGCTTCCACTGCACGGAGAGCCGCCTGTGATTTCTGAATGCGAGGGGACTTTCTTGGTTCAGGTGCTGCCATTACTTACCCCTACGAAACAATCTAGAAAAGCTTAAGACGCCGACGTCCGCCCATCATGGTCGGTGTCGGGGTATTCAGAACCAGTGCGTAGAAGGGATAGTAGAACATCGCAAAGAAGAAGTCCACAATCGCCCAGCCCAGAGAGCCGTACTTGGCATACGATAGGCTAGCAGCTCCAAGGTGCCAGATAAAGATCCAGATCGCACCAAAGATCATTCCGATAATAGCAATCGGTCCTGCAGAGGACACCGTTGTCGTCGTGCCCTTGTTGCTGGTGTTGGCATCAGCAGGCGGAGGTCCTGGGGGTGAGGAAGGCATCTTTAGTAAATAATAGGGAAACAAAGTAATGGTGAACCTAACAGTTCCTGAGCTTGCAGAAATCCAAACACCGTCTCTTCCTGGGGCAAGTTTGGAGGCCCTGTATGCTCTCCGAACGCAGCTCTGTAACTCCGCAGGGAAGGAGTATACTCTGCAACCGCAGCAGAGGCTTCTTCGTCGTATCCTGTCACCGGATTCTCCAACCCGCAACCTGCTGATGGTCCACGGAACCGGTGTGGGCAAAACGTGCACAGCCATTCAGATTGCGGAAGAATACATCTTGCGTCCTGAGTTTCAGGATAAGAAGGTGCTGGTGGTGGCCTCGCAGGCAGTCCAGGAGAACTTCAAGACTCAGATCTTTGACATGACCCGCGTGGGCATCAACACCAACAGCACACTGACCTCTAAGCAGTGCACGGGTCGTCGCTACCTGGAGATGCTCCTGCGGATTGAATCAGAGCCGAAGAACTGGAATGACGAGGCCGTCCGAGGCCGCCTGAAGAAGACCGCGGACAAGATCATTGACGAGTTCTACGAGTTTCAGGCCTACAACACCTTCGGAACTCGTCTCAATGAAAAGCTGACGGGAACAGAGGCCGATATTGATGAGGCGTGGGTCCATGCAAACTTTGACAACCGTCTGATCATCATTGACGAGGCCCACAACATCACGACAGAGGAGACTGCAGTTGCCAACGGCTTGGAGCGGCTGGTCAAGGTGGCTGATGGTCTGGTTCTGGTGCTGCTGACCGCTACGCCGATGTATGACACCTTTGAGGAGATCATCTTCTTCATGAACCTCTTCCTTTGGAATGAGAGGAAGCAGCCCTTCACCACTCGGTTGACGACCTCTGCTTTCTTCACCCCTGATGCCGAACTGAAACCGGGTGAATCGGAGACGGTGTTCCGGGACTGGTGCCAGACCTATGTTTCGTATGCTAAGGGAGAGAGCCCCTTCACATTCCCCTTTCGGCTGCCTCCACCGGACATTGCACCCAACACCATGGTTCGGAGCTTCAGCAACAAGGAGATTGGACCCAAGGATCGGGTCAAGTATCTGAGTTTGGTTGCATCGGTTCCCCAGGGAGAGCAAAAAACAGTGCTCACAACCGGCGTGCGAGATGCCAACGATGCCAAACGCCAAGCCATGATGGCCCCGACCTTGTCCGTGTTCCCCGGAAACAAGACCTTTATTCAGACCTTCTCGGTGACCGGCGATCAGCTGAAGTATAAGGGCGAGCCATTTCTGACTCCCGCTGCCCTGCCGAACTATTCCTCCAAGTTTGCCAGTGCAATCCACTCCATTGAAGCGTCGTCGGGAGTGTGTCTGGTGTATTCCAACTATGTTGAGCGGGGAGCCAAACTCTTTGCAATGGCCTTGGAGGAGCACGGGTTCAAGCCCTATCGCGGAACCACCATCCTCAAGAAGACGTCCTACACTGGGCCGTCCAAGGGGAACTACATTCTGATCTCATCGGAGGCAAATGATGCAGAGATCTCTAGAATGCTGGAGGCGGTGAAGCGTCGCAGCAACGTGGCCGGCAAGGACATCAAGGTCGTCGTGACCAGTCCTCTTGCAGCAGAAGGCATTGATTTCCGCTTCATTCGTCAGGTGCACATCCTGGACCCCTGGTGGAACATGAGCCGCATTGAGCAGGTAGTGGGTCGTGCTCTCCGGACCTGCAGTCACCAGGATCTCCCTACAAATGAACAGAACTGCACCGTCTATCTCCACGTAGTTCGCCCGGAGCCTGATCGTGAGGCATTTGATGAGTATACCTACCGGACCCGTGTGGAACCCAAGGGAATGCGAATCGCCAAGGTTCGCAAGATCCTGGCCGAGTCGGCAATGGATTGTCCAATCCAGCTGGCCCTTCCTGCAGATTGGCGTGAGTTGGAAGTGCCTCAGATTCGCGACGAAGGTCACGAGGATGTCGTCTATCGCTTGAAGGGTATGATGGCACCGGCGTTTGACGAATCGCCTGACGTGGAGCAGTGCAAGGTCACGCCGTCTGTGAAGGATCCCGACCATACTCGTCCTCTGTCCACGTATCTGGACTCAC